CGGACCCGCATGACCATGAATTGGTGTTCCTCGCGGACGGACGGCGGAGTAATTTGTTCCTGCTCCGCCCCCTGTTCCTGAAACAATAAGTGTATCATGACTAAGTTGCCCCCATCCTTCGCGGGAATCAGATGTTGGCAGGACGAAACAATTCAATAGTTGTCCTTTTGGTCGCCCCGAGGAATAACAAATACGTCCACCAGGCATGAAATATCCATTATAGATTGTTGTAAAAAACCGCTCTTGCCATTCACGAATTTTGTGGGATTCTTCACACGATGCAACAACGTGTGACCATCGTCTAACGGCGTCTTCCCATGTTTCGTTTTCGTCAAGAGCGTATCGACTTTTGAAAATTTCTAAACTGAATGAATCCATTGTTTATCCTTTCTTTTTATTGAAGATAACGAAGTAGTTCATCTTTTCCCATGGCAATTAATTGATTATCGTGAAGTGTTGTTGCGTCAAAAATATCTTGACGGCGTTTTAATACGGCATTGACGCATTGATCGATAGTATTTTCTGCTTCTATGGAAATAATAACAGCAGCATCCGTGTTTGTTCGTCGATCAATGCGATCGAGCGATTGCCGATACAACGATAGACTCCATGGTTTTTCGAGGTAAATCGCTGTTCGACATACTTTGAGAAAATCGACGGATGTTCCAGCTTTTTCTGGAATCGCAACAATAAGGCGTGCGTGTTTCGATAGTACGGCATCGCGTACTTCGGCGATATCACTACCGCCCCAAAAAGGGATAGCATTATATTGTGGATAACGTTTAACAATGTTGTCTACACCATGACGCCATTGTGTCCATACCAATACTTGAGCATCGGGGTTTGAGAGGATTTCTTCAAGAAGATCGTCGAGTTCGAGGTATTTCGCACTGTCACAATTCACGTGCATCATATTCAATAAATTGGGGTGGTGTACGACTTGACGAAGTCGAAGAGTGATATTTATTAAATTTGATGTCGTAATCTTGTCTCCTACGGATTGGAGTTGTACTCGTGCAGTATCGCGTACTTGTTTGTAAATTTTCAATTGTTGTCCGGTGAGCTGAACAATCCGTGTTTTAAATATTTTTGACGGGCGATCAGACACTTCACACTTCATAAAACGGATGCATTTTGGTGCAAGCCAGCTTTTGAGGTCCCGAAGATTTTTGTAACCCATTTCCACTTTGACGGTTCTTTTAACTCTATTTCGATAGAAAGATTGCGTGCCATAGACAATGAAATGATTGCAAAATTGTGTATATGATGGAAAATACGCAGGTTTTTTGTTCGTAAATTTTAGCGGTACCCATGCAGATTTCGGACTACCGTCCATAATGGTTCCTGTTGCGCAAATAAGTTTTGGGTTATTCCATGCTGTGAGTAATTCATGAATACACTTATACCGTAACGTTGTTGGGTTTTTTAATGTATGAATTTCATCGAGAGCGACAAAACCAATTGGTATTTGTGCTAACGTTTCGTGGACTACGGTATTAGTCGTAAAAGCTTGATAATGTACGATCAGAAGATCGTAATTTTCACGAAATTTTTCTAAGTCCTGTAAGACATTTTTCGAGCCATTTGACACTGCTAAGGCTTTAAGGTTGGTGTGTTGTTGGACTTCATTGAGCCAATCCAATTTTCCAGAATTCAAGCAAAAAATAATACCCCGCAAATCTGGGTGTCGAGTTTTCCAATATAGAAATGTGTATAGAATAATGAGAGATTTTCCAATTCCAGTTTCGCCGCCCTCAATGGATTTTTCATTTTGTGTGTGAAAGCGGATACACGATAACTGGTCAGGGTACGGGATAGTTTTCCATCCTTGGATATTCTCTTTTAACCATTCGATAGATACGGGTTCTTTTTTTAATTCTGTGATGTACCGTTGTTCTTCGGCAATTTCCGAAAGAAAGTGTTCTGCGTCTGGTGTAATTTCCGAATCGGTATATTCGGGGGCATTGAGTGTACGTAGCATGTCCCCTAAATGTTCGAGTTCTTCAGCACGAAAGACGACTGTATTGAAGTTCCTGATACGTGCACTAAGCAACGTTCGTACGGCGTTTTTTGCCTGTGCGGAAGCCGCACTAATATCGGCAATAAGACACCGTTCTTTGCGCAATTGTGGAGTGGTATCAAAAACAATCATGATTATTTAAAAAAATCTTCAATGATTTTTTCTGTTAATTCTTGCTGCGATTGTTGTGTTTGTATTTTGAGTGTTCCCTTAAGTAGAGGGTAATCTTTATAGCCGACTTTTTTGATGCGGATTTCGACCATATGGGTTGGCTCAACAACGAAATAATGTGTTGTTGTCTTTTCATTATCGGGCCCAACACCACGAACGCCAACTTTCGTTTCTAAACGAACGATATCGCCTGGCACAACGACACGACGAAATGCCCACCATCGAGACCAACGGGCATGTGCTGGATTAGATAACAACACTATATCGCTATCATGTGGTGATAGGGGAGTGTTATTAATAGAAATATTGACAATAGAGCCAATACGACCCCGTTGCCATCCAAATATCCCAGCCACCCACGTTTCTTCCATGATGCTCCTTTGGGATTATACGTGAAAAAGTTCTTCTTTAATTAATTGCCATGTGTAATGATTTTTTGTTTTGTGTGAATGATTAGTTAATTGTTCGGTGTAATAAATCGGATAAATTGCAAAAAATTTTATATGGGGGAATTCGAGGTGTTGTTTTTGAATTCGCCCTTTCCCCTTCCATCCCGGGAAAAAAGTCTGTACGACTTTATCCCCTGCGAGAACAACAATTTTTGGGTTGACAATATGAATTTGTTGTTTTAGTCGCAGGAAACATTCGTCAATTTCTTCACGTTTTGGAGAAACATTGTCTTCCCCACGGCATGCGACCAGTGCGGTGATGTGTAAATCTGTTTTTCGCAATCCTAATGGATGTAGTTGTTTTTCGAGCGCTTTTCCCAAATTTCCAACAAAGAATTTGTGATGCAAATCTTCGGAAATATGGGGGAATTCTCCGCATAATAGGATCGGTGCTTTTGGATTTCCCGAATAAATAATTGGTTTTGTGCGATATTGTGCCCGAGGACACCGTTGGCAAGTATGCCATGCGGCGACTAACTCTTCAAGTGTCTGGGGTTTTTGATCTTGTGGAGACGGTTGTTTGATAGATACAGACTCATTGTGGATATGTATTGCCGTACTGGATATCCATGTGTGAAATGGTTTTACGAGACTAAATGTTTGATAGTGTTCGCAAAATTTGTAGAATTCATCTGAATAAATTGTCGGTTGGTAATTATATTGTTGTTGAAACACTTCGTAGTGTTCTCTGTCAAAGTGTGTCGGATCTGTAACAATGACACTCATTTGTTTCGCAAATTGAATTTGTCGTGCGTGCGTTTTAATTTTATCCCATGTTGTTGATCGTTCGGTATTTGCTGTTTGAATAACATGGTCAACCGTTGTATGTGTTTGAATTAACTTTAGTGCTTTTTTTAGCCCAATACCAGGCACCCCTGGAATAGAATCACTGGGGTCTCCTGACAGTGCTCGGACATCGGGCCATTGCGATGGGGAGATTTTATATTGTTTATAGAAATCATCGCAGGTAAATAACGTGTTTTTGTTTAAAATGTATAATGCAATATGTTCGTTGAGGAGTTGATACAAATCTCGATCAGAAGACACAATAACAATGGGTTTTTGCGTACTCTTTAACAACGTATGTGAAAGCGCGCCGATAAGATCATCGCCTTCGATACCGCGAATGTGAAACGTTTTAACTCCTAATTGTGGAATAAGTTTTTGTAGTGCGTTGAGTTGGGGATAGAAGGATTCGCGATATTGCTGTTTTTGTTCGTCGCTGATGTCTTTTATCCGATGGCCTTTGTATTCGAGAGATTTGAAATTTTTTAGTATCGGATCATCATAGTCTATTGTTGCAACGAATTCACGCATACGTTGTGTTCGTGCTTTGTCTTTGTGATCCCATACAATATAGATATCTTCCGGGGGGATGACGTATTTTTTTTGCACGCACAACGAAAATAGGGTCTTAAAAAACCCATAAAGAATTCCCGTGGGGATGTGTTCTGATGTACAGAGGTCTTTGTGTGCGTGCCATGCTCGGTGTGCGATGTAGTTTCCATCAAAAATTAATATAGAGTTTTTTAGATTCATATATTATAAATTCCAATGATTGGGGATATTCTCTGTATGGAATTGTGTTATTGTGTAATTCTTGTTTTGTGAATCCTCAATAAACAAGAAAATAAAATCAATAAAGTCCCTTTCATTTGTAAAAAACTTTTGCATTTGAAAACGATCCGTTTCTCGGGACATATCATTGGTATTAAAATAATACGTTATTGTGGTGCAAAACACATAATTTTTTCGGTTTGGTATTGATTCACCAGTGACATGGATTGCAGTGTTATTTTCATTATTTTCCATGATAATGGAAATGGTAATTTGTTTTAACATATGAAAGAATCGGTGTTATTTAATAAGTTCGTTCTTTATAAATTTGATAATTTCATCAGTGAGTTGTTTATGTTCTTTTGAATGATGCCAACACCGTGGATCGAGGTGTGCTAGTTCATGGGCTAATGTGCGAATAATTGTGGTATTCGATAATGGGATATGGGGTTTTTTGTATTGATGAATGCGTATCGTGATTGTTTTTTCGCGGCATCGTTCGGGGCGACAATTTTTAATGCAAATATCGCATGCGCGAGCTTCACCATAATACCGCACACGTAAATCTGTTTCTGGAACAATATCCCCATATGTGAGATTGTATCGACGGCATACTGCATCAGTAATGCGGACGATTTCTCGCCATGCGAGGATATTATTGTATTTAATCATGGACGTAGAAGTGTTTGCTTATCGTACTTCATAGAGTTGTATTAAATTCGCTATTTCTGACGCGCATTTTCCGCATAGTCGAACATAAGGACTATCTTCTTTAAGCATATAATCCTTAACGATCGTATACGCATTCTCTTCTGTGTATGGCCGCAAACAGGCGGTACAATGGCGATCGTGTTTTTTGTTCAAAACATGTAGTGTTTTTAAATCATGCATTGTTTATCTCCGAAATCGAATCACTTGTCCGTGGAATGGATTATGTGATTCTTGCATAATAAAGGGAATTTTTCGCGATGACGTTTTTCCGAGAAGAATTTTTGCTGCGCGTGCGAGACACACTGCAATATCGCTTGATGATGTCGGTGAATGGTCGATACGATTGCCGCCTTTTAATTGCAAATTTTTCAATTCAAAAATTAACCGTTCTGCTCCGTATCCATGTTTTGGATGCAATAGGTGAATTTGTTTTGTATAGAAGAGTGTTGCAAGACTGTCCCAGTCGTCTTTGGTAAGACTCTCTTTTCCCGATGGGATATTGTGCGATCGTAAATCCTGAATCAGTGGGGTTGATTGCCACTGGTCGTACACAACATAGTCGACTCGCCAAAAATTTGCAAGTTTTTTGATCACGTCGATGACATTGCGAAAATCAACTTCTCGACGGGGGTTTGACTGTGGGACCCATGCAAGTGATTGCCCAACAAACATGTGATATTCTATATCATTGTTTGGTGTTTGAACCGGCTTAATATAAGCGACAATCATCCCGAAACTATCGCGTAGATGCCCGGGGTCACATGCAATGACAACATTTTTTGTTGTAAGAAAATTTGTAAATATAACGTGTTTTGCAACCATTTCAATCTGTTTTCCATCGATGGATACAAGAGATGTTGTATCGCGAATTTGAAAAAGAGGCTCGTTTTTTTCATCGATACATTCATCTATCCGCCACTCATCTGGCAACCAGGGGTCGGAAGCTCCTGGTGGATCGCACCCATAGTCGCGACGGGCATTGACAGGATTTTGTTGGAATGCTTCGACGATTTTCGGGTGTTCGCGAGGAAATAGTGGATTGAAGTCCCATGTCGGATGGCAAAATGCAAGGACACGAGGATTGTTTGCTTGAACCGCATTTTGGTATAATTGCATAATTTTATCATTTTTCAGCCACGGTGATGAGATGCAGATAAGCTTACTTCCGAAGTCAGATAACGTGAGCAGTGATCGGTCAAGGGTATCATACACTGCATCGACACCCATGCGTGACTCAGTTTGTATCATGCGACCAATCTCGTCGATGATGACAACTTTTCGGGTTTTACCAGCTAACCCCGCTGAGTTTGTACCCGCAAATTCTACGTGAAGATGTTTATGTGCATAACGAATTTCTGTGAGATTTTTTACATAAACACGGTCAAGCGGCACACCCTGTGCCCGCGCTTGTTCAATTAAGACTGTATTATATTTTTTGAACCACGGGCTATTTTCATGCATATTAGAAATTGCTGAAAATATGGTACCTTCAGCTTGTTCGACTTTTGTTGAAACGCACGTATAGTCTACTCGCTGGCCAGGTGCGAGTCGCCACTGTTTTTGTGGATTATCAATCAATAAATCTTTATGGAGTTCATAGACGAGAATCATTGCAGCAAGAATACTTTTCCCGCTGCGCATTCCTGCTAACCCTATAAGCGTTTGCGGGACGACAATGCCATAGTCCTGATGGGTTTTTTTGCATTTTGGGCATAAATAGGTCCCGTCAGGTTGTTCTTCGAACAATACTTGATCTTGTAATTGCGCCGGGGACATTCCCCAGCAATCATATGACACTTCCGATTTGAGTGCCGGGATATTGCATTGTGGGCACAATAATGCGTAAAAATCACGTAAGTATTGATATTGTCTAGGAAATTCGTATAGAGTCGAAAACCCGAGTCCGGCAGGATGCGAGATAAAATCGATGGCGTTGTGGAACCGTTGAAACGATGATGTTTCTATGGTAACTTCATTGACATTCTTACTGGAATCGAGGATAATTTGTGTCAGTTCTTCTTCCAACGTAGAAAAGACATCGTCGTCGTTTTTATTCGATAAAAGGGTCGATTCTGTTTTGTCAAAAACTTTATTAATTGTTTCAATAAAATCGTCGTTCACTTTGGTCATTTTATTTTGAAAAATAGTTATATTTGTAGATATGGACCTAAAAAACCCAAAAATCAAGCAATTTTATATTGCCTATAAAACTGTATTTCCGTATGAGTCTGTCTTGAACATAGAGTATAACTCTATGAACGATGGACGAGAAGTATTTTTAGTTTATATAAAGGGTTTTGTCAAGTCGTATACAAAACATGACACAAGTATGCCGTATGAAAAATTGATTCGATCTGCATCAGATAATGTTACGGAAACGGAAGTTCCGGGTAATAGTACCGAAGGGAATGAATGGTTTCCTTATTTTGGCGTAATTTTTTAAAAGGGGTGCGTTTATGAAAATTTATGCAAAAGATATACTTAAAAAGTATGCGCAAAATCCACTGGATCCAAATAAAAAATTAAAACCAGTAAGGGAACCGGTAAAGGAATCGCCGGAAAAAGAGCCCATTGAAACTTCTAATTCGGAAAAAGAAACAAATGTTTCTGAATCTAATACAGATAAGACAGTTCGCGATCTTTCAAATGAACTTATTAATACGTATTTTAACGATGAGAAGATTACGGAAATATCCCACAAATTACAGCTTATCATCCAAGGGATTTTGTTTGGAGAGAAGGACGAACACACATTTTCGGATAAAATGACGGAATTGTTCTCTGACTGGCTTAATGCAACAACGAGTATTAAGGCAAATCTTTTAGCTATTGATATTCTTTCAACCCCACGAATTCCACCAACCGTCCCAACGCTACAAACTCAACAAAAGGGGGTTATATCTGATATTAAACCAAAAATTGATGTTGTAAAAATCTAAATTTTTGTTTATATTTTTATAAACAAAAACCCCGGTAACAACCATTACCGGGGTTTTTTTATGGGGGCGGAACAGTTGATTGATTTATGGTTTTCCCCAATGTCCCCTTTTTAAATTCTTTTTCAATATGTTTTTGAATTTCTCGTAGTTCTGCAACACCTTTTTCCGCAATTTGTTCAGCACCAAGATCGTCAAGAATTTCTGACAATCGTCGCATAAGGAGTTGCTGACTGATATTCCCAGCAAAATATTCATCAATCGATTGTCGAATACGGAATGATTTTTCTTGGAGGTTTGTCACATAATACGTCATCATATTCTTTGTCCAGCGCAAAAAAGTTGAGCTGAACATTTGACGCATAACCTCTTTCGGGTTACGAATTTTCATCCATTCGTCATGTGCTTTAAGAAACCGGTCAATAATAGACAACATTTGTTGAAGATATTTATCTTGATTTTCACTTCGTCCACATGTGTCACATCGAGTTTGCAGATGAACGGCGAGAAATGCGTCTTCTAGCAAATTGAGTTTTTCTGCTAGATTGATAATGACTTGTTCAATATTGTATTGTGCATCAATGCTGTTTTTATCAGCATTAAGTGTAAATATCCTTCCACCGCTATTGAGATCATTTTGTACAACAACGGGAAGTAAATTTACGGCTTCACTTGGTGAAACATGTTTTCGAAAGTGATTCCCAATAATATTCACCATTGTTTTAGGGTTACGCCCTGGAAAATACAGTTTTGCTAATTCTTCATAGGGCATACCCTCCATGCGCTTTTGGAGTATTTCCAAGTGCATGGGATGACGGCATATAGTACACTTCGATTCTTTTTTGGGGAATCCTTTTGGTTCTCGTTGTTTTTTGTTTTTCTGTAAAAGTGTTTTTACTTCTTCTTCTAGTGTGTCTTTGCGCGCTCTTTTAGCGAGTTTTACGCCAGGAGCAATCGTTACAGATTGTAACGATTCTTCCCCCGGTTGGGGAACATAATCGTCAAAGATGTTATACTTCGTTGCCAATTTCAACAATCCAACGTGGGGAGTAGGTGCGATCCGTAATTTGTGCTGATTGAATATTGTCTACATAAAAACCGCGAATTGCGTTTTTTTGCACATCATAAGCAAATAACCGCACACCACGTTTTGTTTGGCGGAATGAATATGGCTCTACTTCTCTTTGGGTCACTTCACCTTTTTCAGATGTATACGTAATAATTAACGTATGAAGTGACTGTGCGGCTTTAATGATTGTTTCAAGAATATTCATTGAAGCAAGTATATATGTTATGTGTAGACCGTGTCAAGACGATAAGGAAACGCATACAAATATGGTCGATCGGGAATTGGTTGCGGAAATACTTCTCCGCGAAAAAGATCGATCAATGCTTCTTCACACCAAATAAACGTTCCCTCGTGAGATTTGAATATCGATGGGTCCATAAATTGGCCATCCCGAATAACAACGGGAACAACAATATCTTTCTTTATTTGTGTATTTCCACGAATATCGCGTATTTCTCCCATAAAAAGAACTACAGCATCTTTAATTGATCCGTCAGTATATAGTGATGAGAGATCAGTTTGAATATGCCGCCATCGTGATGAATAAGGGAGATGGAAATTGTTAAATTCTTTTTCGATAAAGTGTTTCCCTTGTGTGCTGACGGTGAGCATATTGTATTTTCCGTGTAGTGTTTTGGGTTTTTTGGTTTCTGTTAGTGCATGTTTTGGAAATTCGTAAACAATTGGGGTTGCGTCGCGTGACTCAATTCCTATCTGCAGGTCGATCGCTGATAGTGGCATGCGGTGAGAGAGATCCGTTGTTTTGGGTATTACACGAACCGCAGCACGCGTCAATTCTTCAATATGGACAGCGACATGATTTAAAAATAAATCGTCTTTGATTGGATATAAGGAATAAAACCCTTCTTTACGGCAAAAATCATCCAATTCTTTATAATTAAAATACGGTTTATATGTTTCTTTTTTGAGAGAATCAACAAACAACAATGCTGCTGTGTATGCAGTTTGTTGATTGGGGACGAGTGTCGGATGATCTTGCGATTTGTGGTTTTGGAATTCTTTCTCGTTTTTTGCCACAAAACCGCATTCGTGGCAATAAAGTTTCAGTTTTTGTGTCGGGATAGTTTGTGTGATATTTTTATTAATTGAGAGATCTATATGTAATGTCTCAGGATTCTTTTGTGGTTGTGGTGAATTAAATGGTTGAATAGAATCACCAAACGGCTTATGGGGATCAGAGGACCGCTTCCTCATGGTCACTGTTACATTCCTTGCTTTTTCTTAATCTTCTTTACGCATCGTTCAAATTTTTCATCTTTTTCCGGGCCCAAAACGCTATGACAAACAGCCCATGGGTTTACCTTTTTTGGAGACTTTGCTTCCTTGCTCCATTGACGAAGCAAACTGATGTGAGCGATACGAATGCCAAGTTCGCGCATCCGCTTTCCATATTCGGCATTATGTTTTACGACTTCGTCTTGAGTGTAATACTGCTTTTCGCCAGTTTCAAGAGTTTTCTGATCATAACTGGCTCGGCACATCTTGCATGTATACTGTCGAGCAATCTTGCTTAGATTGGCTGTCCTACATTGCGGACATTCCCACGAAAGATACAGTGATCCTTGGTATGCTACACGATAAGCATGAACAGTTTGTGTGGGCGTTTCGTCATCGGCAAGAACAAATTTTTCTCCAGTTTCCGCATCCGCACGAACGATGTATTTTCGACCATCCTCGCCATCCTCAAGTCTCCATACTGGAGTGTAGTTTTCACGAATACGGAATAGTCCACCAACCTTAACAAGTCGATCAGCGGTAATAACGGGGACTGGAGCGGGAATAGGGGTATGTGCTGTCTTTGCAGTTTCAGCCCATTTTTTCATGTTTTGAACAACGGACATAAAAGATTTTGAACATGGCATCGGTAGCTTAACCTCCAAAGAGTTTCTTAATTATTAACTATTTTTTGTATCTTTTTACACTTTTCTTTTTCTTTTTTACAATATTTTTTCCATAAATTTTTAATAAGCGGTTAGCTTGTAATATAGATACCCCCAATACTTCAGATATCTTTTTCCTATTTTTAAGTAATTTTATTGCTAATGGAGCAATGATGTCTAGGGGGGTATTGTATGTTTTTTGTATTTTGTAAAATATTGGTGGCCAAATGTTTTTACAATTTTTTGAGCAATACACATAATTCTTTGAAATGACTCTATTTTTTTGTGTAACAATTTTTTTACACAAAGGATTTGCGCATTTTTTTGGTGTAATGCGTACAACCGGTGTTCGATGAACATATGGCTGTAATTGTAATGTGTCAATGTTGAGTTGTCCAGTTTCCGATGCCGGTATCCACTGATTTTCTTCAATAAGAAAATTTTTGTATTCGTCAACAATACGATGGAATTCTTTTTGTAATAGCAAGATATCTTTTTTCTTTTTTGCAATAAAAAAATCTTGTAAAATATTCAACCAATGTTGTTTTGTGAGTTCTTGCATATCATCATTGATGAACGCATTATTCGGATACCTTTTTTGTAAAAATGCTTCTTCGATAGATTCCATAACTTCATGGAGCCCATCTTTTTCTCGCAATTGTTGCCGTAGTTTGTGTAAGCTGAGTTTAAATCGTGACCGCGTCCGGAGAATAGCATCACGAATAGCATGACGTGTACATGCCCGTAAGTAATAGATGTACTTCTCGTATGTATCGAATCGTTGTTGGTCTAGTGTTTTGTAAATTTCTAAAATACGAATGTATCCATCTTGAATCAAATCTTCTCGATCCATCTTATCGAGAAAGCTATATTCTTTATTGACGAATCCTTGGAGCCATGCTCGCATGGATTCCATAACTTTATCGATTGGCGCATCAAATGTTTTTTTCATGTAATGCAACCAATAAACGAATAAGATAGGAAAATCGAACAACAGCCAACGGTTCTTTAATATGATTCTTTGACACGACGAGTATCGGTTCTGTATTGGATTTTTCTCGGGCGTGCGCTTCGGCTTGCGCATACGCTTTCCATAGGTTTACACGTTCTTGATTTTTTGCTTCAATAGCCCATGGACATTGTTGTTGCGCAGCCGGTGAAAGTTTGATATCAGCGCCAGATTCGCCCATAATTGCTGGGCGAATATCATCAGGATGCCATTGAGGGAATGCTTCAGAAAGCATCTGCACAATGCGATTTTGCAGACGTCTTCCTTTAGCTTTTGCCGATCGTGTTTTCATGGACGACGACGCTTACGGGGTTTGGGTTCTTCCGATGTTGATTCTTCATCAGACGATGATTTTGATTTTTCCAATACAGTTTGGTCATCATTTGACGGTGAGGGCATGTCAACAACGTTTTCAGGGGTCTGTGTTTCGTTGACTTCCTCACTAGTTTGAGGGTGCTGTTGAAGATGTTCCTTTACCTTATTGATGAGTGCCAATAGTGTGTCGCGTGTATCAACATCGCTAATGCGACAGGCGGTGAGAAATATCTGGTCACAAGTATGTGATTGCTGTACTGTCGTTTGTTGTTCTTTTCCTTCAATGATCAAACGAAGAAGTGTATCGCGAATATCGACATCATGAATACGGCATGCAACAATAAACATTTGATCAAAAAGTTCAGTGTAATTTGACATTATCCTCTCCTCCTTATATAAAATAATGTTCTTTAACAGTCGATATACCATTCTGTTTTGTCACACAAATTTCACCGGACCAAATATCGAGTTCGGCGACTTCTGGTTGATTTGTTGAAACAATGATTGTCTGCCCTTGAGTATATATCTTTTTCAAAAGGTCACATGCTTTTGTGATTTGCATATTATCCATATTTGCAAATGGTTCGTCAAGTAGAAGGATATTAATGTGGTGAGATTGATGTAAAGATAGACACCAAAATGCGTGTGTAATTGCCAAAGATAGTAACGCTTTTTCCCCTCCTGAATATTGGCGAATAGGTATTAATGTTTTTTCCCCATCACGAACAAGAATATCCACTTCACTCTTTGTACCTTTGTTATCGGCCATTGCTGTCTCAAAGACCAGCTCGGCTTCCATTGTGCCATCAGTGAGAATACTTAGCGCTTCATTGAGGGCATTGTTAAACGTCACGCGACTTGTTGCTAGTTTCCAGGATCGAAACCCTCCATCTCCCAAAAATCCGTCAATAATTTTGAATTCTTCCATATCCTGTTCAATGGTTTTTAGAGCGTGATACTCTTGCTCGTAGGCCTTTTGTGCTTGAATGTACTGATCAATTTTTTGAATTTGCTCTTGGGCGTGATTAATGGTGGCAATGGTGTTGTGTTTTTGTTCTTCAAATGCTTTATATAAATGATGATAATCTTGAGAAATATCAATACGTTGTGCTAACTGTTCCATGTGGTGTTGAATAGACTTTTGTTTTTCTACTAATTCGAGTAACTGCTTATCATACTGTTTTTTCATTTCAGATGCTATGGTATATTCTTGCATTTGTTTTTGCGCAGTATGGTACATATTTTGCAATTCATCAAGAGTATTTTTTATCGTTTGTATCGCTTGTTCGTTGTGTGCGCATTTTTTTTGCAATTCATTGATATGCACATCTTTGTGTTTTTTTGATACTTTCTGTTCACACATCGGACAAACATTATCTAGCGATTGAAAACGTTGAATATGCGATTGTAAAACGGCTTTTTCGTTTGTCAAGGCAATAAATTCTTGTTGTTTTTCTTGAATTTGATCATAATAGATTGTTGGGGAGACATCTGGCGGATCAGGAACATGCGGCGCTGTTTGCCGAAGATTTTCAATACGTGTGTTGAGGGCGTTTAGTTCCGTGTTATACGTCGCATATTGCTGCTGTAAAAGAATGTATTCCCCATACGGATTTTTCTCGGCTATTTTCTGCTGTGCAGTGTGCAATTGTTGCACATAACATTGTCGAAGCTCTTCAATGTTTTGGTCAGCAAAATCATGAGCAAACGTAT